TCGCAGCCGTCTCGCGTAGTTGCAGTTCAATTACAGGAGTCGGCGGCGTGCCGTCGCTCGACAGCGACCACGCGATGACCTCGAACACCTTCGACGAGAAGCCGAGGTTTGCGTTGGTGAGGTTCACGGTGTCGCCCGCGCGGAGCTGCATCGCAGTGAGATTGAACTTCGCAGTGAAGATAATTTCCTCGCGCGCTTGCCGCAGGTTGATGCGCGCGATGCGCTGCGCCGCGCTGCTGCTCGTCGTGAACGGCAGGATAACGTCGCGCCAGTGGTAAACGCCATCGTCCGCCGCCAAGTAGGTCGCGCTTGTGATCTGCGGGAAGTCCGCCGCCGCCCACTGGTTCTCCGAGGAAATAAACGTGCCCTTCACGGCGTTCACGCGGTCGCGCGCGCTCAGGCGAGTCGAGACCGTGAAGCCACCAGCCATGTTGCTCTCGTCCAGCGTGACCGTTGGCGAGCGATACGCTGCCGCGTAAACCACGACCTGCCCCCCGCTGTAAGCGATCGTCCCGCCCATCGCGGAGAGGATTTGCCCGATGATTGAGTCTGGCGTCGAGGACGTGACGGCCTGCCCGTTGCACTCGTAACGGTTCTTGTAGGTCGCTGGACTGCTCGGCTTGATCTGGACTTGCTCGTTGCAGACAGCGGCAGCAGCGATCACCGAGGTGTCGTCAATCTCGCTCGCGTCCATGCCCATGCCGAGATCGGCGTCGGTCAGGTAGTCGCGCAAACAGAGCGCAGGATTCGCGCTGTAAGCGGTCGCCAGCGTGCTCGGGTTGTAAACCTTCTTGCCCTTGACTACGCAGGAAATGTTCGGGATGCCGCCGACGAAGATTTCGTTTGAGAACGTGAGCTTGCAGTAGATGTAGGCGATGCCCCGCAGCCGATGGTTGGAGTCCCAGCTTCCGCCGACGCCTGCCACTCCACCCATGTCGTCAGACAATACGGTGTCGTAGGTCTGCGTGGTCGTCCCCAGATACTTGTGAATAAGCGAGCCGGTGTAGCTTCCTGTCGCTGCGTATTTCCCCGTGGCGTAGCCGGTCAACGCGCCGCCGCTCATCACGAGGTCTTCGTTGAAATACACGTCGCCGATTTCCTGCACTTCGTGACCGGCCAGAGTCACGACCAGATGCAGATACTCGTTCTTCGCTCCGCTCGTCGCAAGGAAGACCACGGTGCCGGAGACTTTCGCTTGGCCGTAAATTATCTGCCGTGCCGAAGTCGGGCTGCGCGTCATTATCCCGCGGTCGTTGAGATCGCCCATCGACGGCATCTTCGGCGCAAGGAGCCGTGACGCGGCCATGCTTGCGCCAACTGTTATCACAACTGGGATCGCGAAAATAAGCGCAGTTCCCAGAGCGGAGCCACCAGCGATGTTGAAGACGACCGTTACCAGCCAAGTCGCAAATGCCGTTAACATTATTATTCGCCAGTTAAAGGGTTGTCGGATCCTTGTCCGCCCGTGCGGAACGCGGTCGCGTTAGCGTTGCCCCAGTAAATCACCTTGTCCTGCAAGCCCGCGACGTATTCCAGCCCGTTGTCGCCAGGGTAACGACGAAGCTGTTCCTCGTGCGTGTATCGGCTCTCCCGCGTGCGCTGGAAATCGACGAGCTTGCTCTCGACTGCGATTCCGATGGTCGCCTGTTTCCCATCGTTGGAAATCACCATCGTGTCCATCCGACCGGAGAAGACCGTGATTGAGTCGATGACCGCGCCCGTGTCCGCGTTGAGCGTGCCGAATCGCACCGCCGCCGTTCGGCCTTGGTATGGTTCATCGAGAGCCGCCGCGACGAGATCGTTAGGAACTCCGGTCAGGTCGATTTTCAGCCCGCGCGCCGCGAGGTCTTCCGTTTCCTCGATGGTTGAGATAGAGGAGAACGCACCGAGGCCGGCATAGGTCACGCTGCCGATTGTAATCGTGCCGTAGCCCGTCCAGTAGCGCACCGAGCCCGCGTCGAAATCCAGCGACGTAGCGAAGAACGGGTTGAGCTGCGGCGCCGTAGTCGAGGCGAGGAGAGGAGCGGGAATCGTGCGGCTCATGTGTTGATCGCCTCGAAGATCGAGAAGTTCAGCCCATACTTTTTCGCCGTATCGATTGACCAGTCGCACGTCGTCGTCCCGAGGCGGAAGACGCCCACAGCATCCGTGTAATCAATCGCCGTGTTGTCAGGGTAGGCGGTGCGCAAGAGCGGGAAGATTTCGTAGGAGGTCGCCGTGGGTAGCGCGCCATTCACCTGCGTGATTTTGTGGAGCTTTGAGCTGCTGGTCGTCCCGAGCTGGATGTAATCGCCAACGGCCCACGATCCGACGCCGGTATCAACCGTAAGCGTTGACGTGTTCGCGACGTGCGCCCCGTTAAGCTGCGGGCTTCCGGTCATTGTCCCGCGCTGCGTCCCGTTCGCGTAGTCGCGGAAGTAAAACGTGCCGCGCGCAGCCATAATCAGAAAGCCGATGAGCTCCTCGGCATCCGCGCGGTTCATCGGCGGGCACTCGACATCGCCGCTTAACATCGTGCCGGTCCAGTTGTAGCTCTGGCTCGAAAAGGTGAACGGCGAGATGTTGCGGGCGACCGCGCTGATGGCCGAGAAGCGCAAGGAAGCGATGCGAATCGCTGCGGGAGGGGTGAGAGGATAGGTGATGGCCATAAGCGTCTAGGAACTCAAGCAAACGCACTGCGATAGCTTCCCCCGCGCCGCACCATGTCGGGAATCTCGGCCTTGAGCCGCCGCCGCTCTTGTTCAAGGATAGGCACCAGCTCGGCGCGACTGACGCCGGCGGCGATGTTGTAATTTACGGTCACGCCGCCCGAGCCCCCGCCGCTGCTGCCCATTGCGCCGTTGGGAACGATGCTGCCCGAGGAGCTGGGAACGAATAGCTCGGGGCCTTTTTCGCCGACCATGTAGGCCCCGCCTGCGTTCACGGGTCCGCCCTCGGCGCGCATCCCCGACAGGAACGTCCCGATTCCCTTCGCGAGCGGCTGCGTTATCATGTTGCTGAAGACGAGGCGAACCAAGTCTTGCCCGAGCCCCCTGATGACCTCGCTTAGTTTTTGACCGCTCAGAATCGCATCCTCGAATCCCTGCGCGATCATGCCGCCAGCGTCGTCAAAAATTTGGTTCTGCTTTTTCAGTGATTCGTTGATTCGCAAAGCCTCTTCGTCGAGGTCTCCGAATAAATCGTTGAGCGCGGCATCCACTCGCGCTTCCTTGTTTTTATTCATCGCAATCGTGAGCGAATCAACTGCGACAGCGGCTTCCGCGAACCCAAACCCTAGCGTTCCACTGGCGGCGACTTTATTGACCTCTTCTATTTGCTGAATAAAAACGCGAGACGGTGAATTGAGATCGCGGTATGATTCCGCCAGTTTTTCTAAAGCCTCGCGCTCCTTCGTTACGGCTTCGTTTTTTTCTAACTGCGCTTTGATAATTTCAGGCGTGTTTTTTTCTTCCGCCGCGAGACCTGCATTGAGTGACGCAATCCTGCGGTCTTGATCTGACTGCCGCTGTTTTTCAATTTCTTCAAATGCTTTTTCCTGAATGTCAGCTATTTGCTGCTCGAATTCTTGGATGGCTTTGTAACCGTTGAGCTTATCTTCCAGCTCTTTTTTTCCAATATCTATGCTGAGCTTCCTTCGGGCGATTTCTAAAGCCGCATCCTCTGCGAGCATTTTTCTTAATTTTTCAGCCTCTTCTATTGTGCCGAACTGAGTGTTAGGAAGAGCCATGGGGTCACCGCTCGGAGAAACACCCACGTTTTCAATTTCTTTCGTTGCTTTCGTTAGCCGTAAAATCTCAGCGGCGTTTTTCTTTCTTTTTTCGTCGATTGCAGCAATTTGACCTTGTGGATCTAGCTCAGCAAATGCCGCGTCTTCGCGCATTTTAAGTATTTCCTTACTCGACTCAGCAAGAATTTTCCTGACCTCACCCGCGCGCATCGCTAATTCGATCAGCTTTGTGACCGCCATATCTATTATTCCGACCAGCGAAACACCAAGCGAAGCCGCAAGCCCAGCTCCAATCGCGCGCGGGTCAAAGGCTTTTTTCATGAAGCCAGCCGCCGTCTCAGAACTGTTTTGCAACTTCGCGAGCGAGTTCTGAACACTAGCAAACGCCGCCTTCGTCGCATCGACCGCTTTGAGTGTGAATGATGCTTCAGCCATGATGCTTTAATTTCCGGTTTTGATGCTCTATGTAAACGAGCCAGCCGTTCAATTCCTGCGCTGGCATGGCGAGCACTTCGCTTGCGAATTTGCCGAGACGGTCCGCGAGAGCATACACGGCGAGGAAGTCGGCAGCTTCTCCGCCGTGAATCAGTTTTTTAAGTCGTCAGGCCTCGGCCCGTTTTCGGCCAAAATGGCGTTGGCGATGCGTCCCACGACGTTGCTGTCGGCCTTGTTCAGAAGCGTCGGCTTGTGCTCGATCGTAAACAGCTTCGCGCCGTGCTCGTCGGTCGCTTTCATGATCAAAATGTCAACGAGCAGCTCCATGTCGTTCTCTTTGCTGCGACGATAGAGCCGGTTTTTTTCGCCGAGCGTGACCGGCGATGCGTGCACGACGAGCTTCCACTCGGGCACGTCGATCTTGCGCGTGCCTAAGGAGGCGAAGTGTTCTCTGACGAGGTCGATTGCTTCCATTGTTGTGTGTGTGTTTTCCTGCGAAATTAAGCCGTCAACGTGCTCAGCGTCCCGTTGCCCTCGAAGGCGATGGAGCCCTCGACGATGCCGTCGAACGAAGCCGAGATGTCGAATTTGGTGACGATAGCCGCGCCGGAATAGTAAACGTCACCGGTGTCCGCGCCCTCTGGGTAAAGGTTCAGCGTGACCGAGCTTCCGATGGTGATCAGAAGTTGGCCCGCGTTCGTCTCGTCCCAGTAAAGATCACCCGAGACGCTGAAGGTTTTCATCGTCGCGAGTCGCGTGCGGTAGGTGTCGCCGATTACTGAATCCTCGACGACATCTGAACTATGGCTGAGGCTGTAGTTTCGCAACTCGCCGATGGTGGTGCTTGAGATTTTGACGAGGCCTTCGCGGCCGAGATGGTTTGCCATTTTAGTCGGTGGTTAAATAGATGCAGTTGAAAGTATGCCGAGCCGTGCCGAAGCGCCTGTCCTCGTCTGGCTCAATCACATAATCCACGCTCGTCAAATGAAGGTCGCGACACTGGCCCCCGAGCGTCACGTCGGCCAAGACTGCGGCCTCGACCGCCGCGCTGCCGGTGTCGAAAAGGTCGTCTATCAAATATGTTCCGCTCTCGGCGGTGAAGTAATCCACGATGAGCTGAAGCTGCCGGTATTGAGTCCGGTTGCTCGGTCCCAGCGTGCGCACCTCGATCTGCTCGCTGACCGCATAGACGGCGGCGGCGGGGAACGAGATGCTCGCAATCGTGTTGTTGCGCCCGCGAAGGATGTTTGCGGTGGGCACGACGAGCGCGCCGGTAAGAGCGTTCGCTGTCGCGGTGCGGATGTTGGTGCGTGTGCTCATGCGTCAGATTTTATTGGCATCCCTCCGACAACGCGGGTGAAGCCGAGATTGACGGCGCGGTTTGCGAGAACTGCGCGGACTTTCGAGATCGTGATTTTGTAGCGAATCTTCAAAGCGCCATCGACTACGCGTTGCAGGTTTGGAATTTTGTTGCCCGTAGTTCGCGCAATAAAGAACGGATTCGCCCCAAAGTGACCTTGAGCGTTTCCCGCCTTTGCCATGTGCTTGCGAATCCACGACGGCACGCGGACGCCACCTAGCATCGCGGCAGCGGCGAAGCCAGCCTTTGCGAGCCCTACACTTTTCTGAACATAGGCCAGATACGCATCGGCCGACTCGTTGGAAATCCACATCTGATCTTGAACCTTAAACCGACCAATTGCGCTTCGGGTTACTTGCTTCCGTCTTCCGCGCTTGTTCCTGTTCGCGTGGTGAAAGGCTTTCATCTGTGGGATAGATGCGTTCTCAAGCCAGAACTTTCGGTAAATGCGGATTTTCTTTCCGCCTTCATTTCCGAGACTAACACCCATCGTTTCGTTCTGCCCGCCGCGCGGCGGAACTTCCGTTGAGTTTCCGATGCGCTGGAACAATCCGATCTGAAATTCCTTGGCCATTTTATTGCCGCCGAACAAGTCCCCGAGAATCGCATTCTCGCCCTGTTCCTTCGCGTTGATGCTAAGTCCGCTCGCTTTCTTTAATTTAATGGTTCCGCCCGTGACTGTTGGCACCGTCTTGCCGTTTTTCGTTTTGTCTCCGGTTGGCGGAATGATCTGCATCATTACTTTCGCGATGTATGCACCCTCCTGCTTTATCACCAGACCGGTATCGACCTTTGCAGCGTCAGCGAGTCTCGCGAGCGCAAATTCCAACTTCTTCGTGTCTGAGAAGATGGAAATCATATCACTTTCGCGACGCTGATTTCGCAGCCCGCCCCCTCAGCGTCCAAGGTCACGCGCTCGATGAAGTAGGTAACGCTCGCGCGTGAAAGTGTCTGCGTGACTTTCGGTGTCGCGCTCACGCTCGACGTCAAAAGGAACACCGTGAACTTGCTGTCCTCGCGGCGCTGGTCCTCGAAGTCGGCAAACGCATTGCTCGCCGCTGCCCAGATGCCCGTGACACTCACCCCCTGATAAGTAAACGAGACGCCCGCCTGCTCAAGAATCGCCGAGAAATCGGAGTTAATCTGCGTCGGGTCGAAGTCGCGAACGGCTGCCATACCTATGTCGCGCCTGTAAAATAAAACCGTGCGTGCATCTCCGGTCGGTTTGCAAGTAGCCACGGCTCCGCGTCCTCGTAGCACCGTTGCGCGTCCTGCCCGCAGGTCTGGCTTCCGACGTGGTGAACGTAGGCCCGCGAGATGAAGTGCCGCCGCTTCATGTCCGCGCATTGCACGTCGTCCGAGAACCAATTGATCGGCGGGAAATCCACCCACGCGTCGCGGTGAATCCATGCGCAGATTGGCGCGATCACCGGCGTTTCCACGATGTGCCGCTCGGACTGGTAGCGGAGGAAGTCGATCTTCCCGCGACCGCTGCGGACGTTCTGCTCGCCGCGCGCGTAGTCCGAGCGCGTCGCGACGTAGCCGAGATTGGGCACGACCTTGCGGAGATGGGCGACGTCCGCGAGTAGCAACGCCCACGTCGTCGGCGTGAACACGATGTCAT